GGCCGAAGGCTGGCTCCTATGGTTCACCCGCTTCGACGGCGACTCGTTCTGGCACTACGTCACCAACTGCGGACTCTCCCCGGAGAACACCGCGTTCGTCCACGACTGCGCCTCTCGGGTGTGGTTCCGTAAGCGGGAGGTGCTGCATGAACACCGGGATTAAGTGGCGGTGCTGGGGCGACCCTAAGACGAACGTCCTGTACATGGATGCGTACGCACCTGCATCCGTCACCGTAGACGGTAAGGCATGGGTCGTCCGCATCTTACTGTCGAAGCGCCCGACACGGGTGGAACTGGAGGACACCATCCAGTGCGCCCAGGAGAAGCTGAAGGAGGTGCTATGCTCCGCAAGTTAGCCCGCTCTACCATGCCGAGCTGGAAGGTTCGGAGGTTGCAGGAACAGGGCGGCCTGTGCCCGCTGTGTAAGACGCCCATTGACCTAAAGATCAAGGGCGAAGGGGTGATTGACCATGACCACGACACCGGCGAAATCCGAGGTGTCCTGCACCGCTCGTGCAACGCAGCCGAAGGTAAGGTGGCAAATGCCGCTGGTCGCTGGGGTGCGGGAGGCATGGGTTACGATAAAATCATCCCTTGGTTAGAGGCGATGCTGGAGTACCTGAAACAGCCAGGGACTGGCCTGATGTACCACACCCATAAGACTGATGAGGAGAAGCGCCTTGAACGAAATCTCAAAGCCAGAACTGCAAGAGCAACAACCCGAGCCCGTGCTACAGTTCGAGGTGTCCGCGTACGGACGGACGTATGAGCTGAAGGCTCAGCGCATTGAAGACGCCGTGTACCTGACGCAGCCCGCGTACGAGGAACGCTACGACCCAGGGGCCGATGACGAGATTGTCCTCGACCAAGCCACCCTGATTGCACTACTGAAGATGTACGAGGAGGAAGCATGCGCGGCAGTCTGATGCGTCGATTCACGAACGAGCAGCACCTGGAAATCCTGACGGCCAACACCTGCAACGTGGCCGCTGCGAAGGTGTACACCTACACGGCCCCAGGTATCAAGGTGTCCCGGCAGAACGTGAAGTACTGGCGGAAGTTGTTCATCAAGAACGACGGGAACATGGCGAAGACGGATCGCCAACTGAAGACCCAGCGTAAGCTCCGCGAGCCTGAGCCGTTGAACGACCGCTCGGAGTTCAATGACCTGCGTGAGTACAACTGCATCCTGCACATCCCGGATCAGCATGCGCCGTATCACCACAAGGACACTATCCCGTTCCTGAAGGCAGTGAAGGCTGCGTTCTCTCCGGACCTGATCGTGAACGCCGGTGACGAGACGGACAAGCACGCTATGTCCTTCCACGACAGTGATCCGAACCTAGACAGCGCAGGCGCTGAGCTGGAGAAGGCGAAGCTGTTCCTGGCTGAGCTGGCCCAGGTGTTCCCTGACATGCTGCTGTGCGACTCGAACCACGGCTCGATGCACTACCGCAAGGCCAAGGCCCACGGCATCCCGGTGCAGTACCTGAAGACGTACCGCGACATCCTGTTCCCTAACGGTGGCGGCGATGGCTGGCACTGGGCGGAGTCGTGGCGCATCAAGACCCCACTGGGCGATGTGCTGGCGAAGCACCAAGCCTCGGGCACTGCGCTCGTGGACGCTGCGCACAACCAGTGCAACCTGCTGGTCGGGCACAACCACGGGAACTACAGCATCGAGTACAGCGCCAGCTCTGCCCTGCTGTACTGGGCGGTGTACGGCGGCTGCCTGATCGACAAGGACAGCCTTGCGTTCGCCTACGGCAAGCACACCCTACGGAAGCCGGTGTTAGGTTGCACCGTAATCCTCGAAGGCCGGCCTATGCTGGTCCCTATGGTACTCGACCGCGAAGGTCGTTGGATTGGAGAACTCTGATGAGTCGTGTTGAGTGCAAGTACGTGAACAATACCCTACGCGGCGAAATCCGCTGGTTGGACCTGAGTACGGGGCTGTGCTACCACGGGAAGTATAGCCCTGTGGTCGGCACCTCCAGCCGGTTCACCCAGGTCCCAACCGCACCGGGCTCATACCGCGAGTGGGTGCACGGCGATCTGCGCCTACAGGAGTGCGGTACGCCTATCGTGACCCAGGTACAGGCGGGGCCTCAGGCAGCCCCTGCTGACCTGAAGTTCGACGGCGGTAAGGACAAGTGGTCCCTGCTGCGCACCGGCTGCACCCGAGCCCTGCAAGGCGTGATCCGCGTCCTCACCTTCGGTGCCCAGAAGTACGAAGCGCACTCGTGGAAGAACGTACCGAACGGTATCGAGCGTTACCGCGATGCCCTGGACCGCCACCTCGCAGAGATTGACCTGCACGGCCCTGGCTCCCGCGATGCCGAGTCCGGCGAGCTGCACATCCACCACGTAGCCTGCAATGCCCTGTTCCTGGCTGAACTCATGGAGAAGCAAGATGCAACTATCTGATACCCACGTACTGTCCCAGGCCACCCGTAGCGACCTGCACTTCGCAGTGAGCGAGCAGGTGTACGCCTGCATGGAGACCGGAAACGCTGGTCAGGCCACCATCCTCATTGAGGAATACGCCGATCAGTACCCAGATGAGGCCGACGCCCTGCGCGTAGCCATCGTCCGCGATTACGGTCGAGGTATCTGATGTCCCTCCGCGAGCAGCAACTCAAGCAAGAGGTGGATAGTGATACCGTGGCTGCCGCCGCTAAGCTGGACGAACTCCGAGCTGCTGCTGCGGCGGGGGATGCGAACCTCCCACGGGCGAACGTGTTCTTAGCACGGGCGTACTCCGTCGTGAAGGCCTCTCTGGACGAGCAGGCTACACGGCGGCGCGTGGGGGTGGGTGCCAAGTTCGGGAAGTGGCTTCGTGCCCTAGACACGAGCGTAGCGTCTGTCATAGCCATCCGCGAGAGTATCGCCCAACTGAGCGGCGCCAAGACGCGACAGAAGCCAGTGACTATCCAAGCCTTGGGTATGAGCATTGGCCGCATGTACGAGCTTGAAATCCGTATCAAAGAGGCCGAGACTGTCAACCCGATGTACATGCAGAAGATGCACGAGCAGGTCAAGGAGCGGAACACCACGGCCCGGCATCACCTGCGGAAGGTGTACGGATTCGCGTACGATCAGGTGATGAAGGAGCATGCCGACTGCCGCCTGAACCAGCCCGACACCCTGCAACTGGGGAAGTTCGGGGTGCAGGCGTGCATGGAGGCCGGCCTCGTGGTCCTCGTGAAAGCGCAGGGCCAGGGTGGCAAGATGTACCATTACGAGCTGACGGAGGAAGTGCGGGAGTTCCTGCACGACTACACGAACCGCGACGTACAGGGCATCATGGATTCGCAGGCTGGCACCATGGTGTGCGAGCCTGACCCATGGGAGTCGCTCACAGGCGGCGGCTACCTATCACCACGGCGTAAACAGTACAGTCCCCTGATGGCCCTACACGGTATTCGCAAAAGCGAGCGTAAGCGCCTCCGGGAGGCCTTCACGGCTGAGCGTATGCCGATGGTCTTCGACTGTGCGAACTACCTCCAGAGCATCGCCATGGAGGTGCACCTACCCACGTTCACCCGCATCCGCGATCTATGGCAGGACGGTGGGGGCTGCATGGGTGTGCCTAAGAAGGCCCCGCCGGTGAAGCCTGCCTGCCCCCTACCCCTGGAGTGGTCGCGCAAGGACGGCACCCCAGAGGAGCTTACAGTGTTCACGGCATGGAAGCGGGAAGCCGCTGCCTCGTACGAGGCGCTCCGTGAGTGGCGTGGGAAGGTGCGCGAGCTGGGCGGATTCCTGCGCAGCACCGCGAAGACGAAGGGTGCGATATGGATGCCGGTATTCATGGACACCCGTGGCCGCTGGTACTACCGTTCCACTCCGAACCCGCAGGGCAGCGACCTCAGCAAATCCGTGTTACACTTTCACGAGAAGAAAGCCCTCGGGAAGCGTGGCCTGTACTGGCTGAAGGTGGCTGTGGCGAACAACTTCGGGTTCGACAAGGCACGGTTCGACGAGCGTGCCCAGTGGACCGAGCAGAACTGGCCTTCCATAGAACGGGCGCTAAGGCACCCAGAAGACGCGCAGGACGTTTGGGGCACCGATGCCCCATGGTCGATGTACAGCGCAGCGTGGGTGCTCTCCCAGGCGCTCCAGAGCGGGGACCCGGAGTCGTACGAGACGGGTGTGCCGATCCACATGGACGCAACCTGCTCAGGACTCCAGCACTTCAGCGCGATGCTGCTCGACCCGGTGGGTGGCCAGTTCGTGAACCTGTTCGACGTGGACTTCTGCGGGCCGAAGCAGGACATCTACGGCAAGGTAGCCCACAGCGCGATGCAGGTGGTGCTGGCTGATCTTCTGTCTGAGGACCTCGAAGTTCGCCGGTACGCTGAAATCTGGAAGGAGCTGGGCATCGAGCGGAACCTTGCGAAGCCACCAGTGATGACGTACTGCTACGGCGCTACGCTACGTGGTGTGTCGGAGGACGTGCAGACGTACGTCGAGGCGAAGTACGGCGGTTTCCCTGAGGATGTTAGCGGGTACAAGTGCGCAATGTACTTGGCGCGTAAGCTATTCCAGGGTATTGAGACCACTGTACCAGCAGCAGCAGCTTGTATGCAGTGGCTGAAGTCAGTAGCGCGGCAGATGCCATGCGGTAAGCGGATGCAGTGGCAAGCGCCTACAGGGTTCCTTGTCCAGCATGACTACCAAGACTATGATGAAATCACAGTCAAGATCAGAAGCTGCGGTGTAGAGCGGGCTGTAGTACGGGAGTTCAACGATAAAACGAAGACCATCCCCATGCAGAACGCTATCGCACCTAACTTCGTGCATGCGTTAGACGCTAGTCACTTGACCATGGTAGCACTAGAGATGAAGCGATTGGGCCTCAGCATGTTAGCGATTCATGACTCGTTCGCTACACACCCTTGTGACGTAGACACTATGCACACTGTTATCCGTGAACAGTTCTACAAGCTGTACAGTACTGGTAACGTACTAGCAGAGTTCCTATGGGAGGTTGATGGTGTAGGTGAGTTACCTACTCGTGGTACACTGGACTTGTCTCAGGTACTAGACTCAGAGTTCTTCTTCTGCTAGCGACTCCGACGTTTAGAGGTCGGGTGACTACGTGCAATCTCCTCTGGAGTTCGCAGCTTAGCAGCAGCTCAGCACTCGCGTTGCTCTTGCATTTTACCGCCCTTCATATTTCTTCTGTCTATATGGCTGAATTTCATTGAGGGCGGTATAATGCGAGACCTAACGAGATTCGATTCCTATGAAATTGGAGTTCCTCAAGGAGGTCTCATGGCAGTACCTGATCCAGTAAACTTCACCCAGCGCCAGATCGCTTGGTTGGAGCAACAGTACCCAGAACAGATTGCTACTCCTACTCGTACCGAAGCTGAGATACGCTTCCATGCTGGGCAACGATCCGTTATCCATGCGATTCGAGCGAGGAAGCAAAAAGAGGTGTAGATGGGATTTAAGCTGAAGAAGGCATTCAAGAATGTCGTCAAGGTAGCTACACTCGGCGCCGTAGATGGCTCCAAGGGCGGCTGGCTTGGCGGTACGAAGGGTGTTATGAACACCTTCACCCTCGGCGTTGCATCGCCTGAGGACGGCCCTTTCAAGGGCCCTCTCGGTATGAGTGCCGGGACGATGGCTGCATCGAAGGCAGCAGAGGAGCAGGCGAACCTGACGCGGTTACAGACCGATCAGCAGAACCAGCAACTGGCTGCCATGCAATCGAATTACCAAGCCGACCTACGTGGTGAGAACCTCTCAAGCGTAGTGGCCGGCGGCTCCGCTGCGGAATCCGCATACGGTGGCCTACAGAAACGCAAGAAGGGCGCAGGTCTGTCCTCGACCCTTGGTTTCGGCTAATGGAGCGGCTGAGCCACAAGGCTCGCTTCACCAAGTACCGAGACGACTCAGTAATCCAGAAGGCTACACAGTACGCCAAGTGGACCCTGCCCCAGCTTATGGCTGAGCAGACCCAAGGCCACCGGTCTAGCCCTGCTGCGATTGAGCGCGATTACCAAGAAGCCGGCCCGTTGCTGGTGAACAACCTCTCTGCGAAACTCGCAGGGCTGCTGTTCCCATCGTCCCGCCCCTTCTACAAGATCGACGCCAGTCCTGATCTACTGAAGACCGCTATGGAAGCTGGCCGTACTGAGGCTGAGCTGCAACAGGCATTCGCACTTCTCGAGCAGAAGTCTTGCCTGCGGCTGTTCGTGAACGCCTCGTACAACCAGATCGTCATGGCGCTCAAGCACCTGATTATCACCGGCAACGTGTTGCTGTATCGAGACTCTAAACGGTCCCCGTCAGTAGCGTACGGGCTACAGCACTACAGTGTGCTGCGCGACGGTCAAGGGAATATGCTGGATTGCATCCTACGGGAGCACACAGACATCTCCTCTCTGGAACCCGATGTGCAGGCTGCTGTGCGCCGGGCGAATCCGACCCGGTACAACGGCGATTGCCCTCCACCGGTTGAGCTGTACACCCGCATCCACCGCAAGCGCGGTGAGTCCGGCAAGCTGTACTGCGAGGTTACCCAAGAGGCGGATTCCGTCCCTGTGGGCACACCGGGCATCTACCCTGAGCGTCTCTGTCCCTGGCAGGCCATTACTTGGTCCTTGCTGGTCGGCGAGAACTACGGGCGGGGCTTGGTTGAAGACTTCGCTGGCGGCTTCGCTAAGCTGAGTGACGGCAGCCACGCTGCCACGCTGTACTCTATCGAGATGATGAAGGTCGTGAACCTCGTCGCACCGGGCTTAGGCGCGGATGTGGATGAGCTAGCGAACGCTGAGTCCGGTGAGTACGTGAGTGGGGCCACTGGTTCCGTCACGGCTTACGAGAACGGCGATGGTGACAAGCTACAAGCGATGCGGGCTGAACTCGCCGAAGTATTCAGCAACCTTGCCCGCGCCTTCATGTACAAGGCGAACACTCGCGACGCTGAGCGTGTTACCGCGTTCGAGCTGAAGCAGGATGCCCTAGAGGCAGAGACTACCCTTGGTGGTGTGTACTCCTCGCTAGCAGAAGCAATGCAAATCCCACTGGCCCACATCCTACTCACTGAAGCTGATGCTTCTGTCTTGGAAGGGCTGGTCACGGATACGCTGGAACTGAACATCATCGCAG